TAGTGGACGCCGTCCAACGCCGGCTCTAACCTTCCGTCCTCTTCCACGTACAGCCGAAACGGGCTGCCTTGGTGGGGTGTTAGGTCGAAGGTAGCGGCTTGTACCACCGCACCATTCGGCAGTTCGTGCTCTGCTACGCAGAGCAGAGCGGGGTTGTTTTCGTCCACGGTCACTGCCAAATTCGGCCGTTCCGGGTTCTGCTGAATGATCATGGTTTACCTCCTCACGTGATGATCTGGTACCGGAATGCTCCAGTGAAGCCGCCCGTGTTGTATACCGTGAAGGCGTTGCTGGCCCTGGCGATGCGCACATCGCCCAGGTCGCCTTGCGTATCCTCCAAGGTAACGATGTTCACGATGTAGTTGGTGTGACCCAGGGCATGGCTCACTGTCCGCCCGGCGGTTCCGTTGAACGTCGAGTCGGCCTGCGACGTCTGGGTCTCCAGCAGCGCCAGCCGTGCAGCTAAGTTCGCCTGGCCGCCTCGGGCAGCCGCGATCTCCGCCTTAACGGAGTCCTGCTGCTGCTTTAGATAGGCGGTCCGGTTGGCGAGCTGCTTGTGTGGCGCATTGTCTACGCCGTCGGGGCCGCCCATTACCGGATCGGTCTCGGCGATCTCGTAGATGCCGGCTTCCCAGGTCGGGTTTTCTACTACGTTAGCCATCTTTCAAACCCCCTTTAAACGGTGTTAGAAGAGTATCGTCCAGTACCCTTCGATCTCCAGGTCATCCTCTTTCTCAATGCGCTTACCACCGCGAGTTCTGCGAGCTACCAGGGAGCCATCGGCAGCGACCAGCCCGAACTCCACTATGGACATACCGTTCGCTTCGTTCTCCAAGATGATGAAGTCGAACCGAACCGATGTCGGGGTGGGGTATACAAAGCCGCTTATAGGCTTCATATAAGCGCTCGTGATCACTGTGTCGTCAGGGGTCGGGGCAGCGCCGTTAGTGCCTACAGCAACCCGGTTGACCACTTTGTTTTGGCCTTCACCCGATAGCAACCTGGCCATGTTCATGCGAGCTACGTTCACGATCAGGTTGTCGCCCGGATCGTGTTCGACCACCTTGCCGTTGCGCCGCAAGACCAGCTCCAGCCTACCTCGCATGACTCCGCTTCGTTCTTGGAATTGCATCTGCCGTCTCATCATTCAAACCCTCCTTACGCAGCCACGGAGTGACCGTGGCGTTTCACTACTACTCCAAAGAGGTCGTTGACGGTGTTGCTCCCGTGCGTCCATGTTCCGTCTCTCGGGACGATCAGAGAGTAGCGTTCCAGGCCGTCGTGATAGAACAACCGGTCGCCGTAATGGTGAAATGTCCGCCAACGGCTGGCCTCGTCTGAGTATGCGATTGAGCCATCGTGCCGGCGTTTCGCTCCCCGGGTAATGCGCCCGTTGTGCCTCCACGCATTGTACCCTCCGTTATGCACCAGGTTCGTGGAGCCATAGGAAGGTGCACCTGGTACAGCATCCTGCAAACGCAGGGTGCCGCCCAAGGAGCTGTCTTCCAGGTAGGTGTCAGGGGAGTAGCGCCTAATAGAAGCGCGAGTGCGGCCGTCATGCAGTGTGGGGCCGTCCGGGAACTGATCGGTGCCTTCGTAGTGCCTGGCGCCGTGCGTGGCGCCACCCACCCGCATTAAGCTGCCGTCATAGCGCCAGACAGATCTCCGGCCTTCCAGAGCCACACTCACAGAGCGACCGTTCTGTCCCTCGCTGGCCGGCGCAACAATGTCCTCCAGCTTGGCACTTACGAGAGAAGACCATGATTCGGTCGGTAGTAGCACGGCGTCGGACAAAGACAGAGCCAGAGCAGATTCCAGCGCATCGCGGGCGGAATCATGGGCAATGGTACCGTCGTGACCATAGCGGCCGTTATACTCTTCTCCCGGCCAGGGGAACTCTTCTCGCAAGGCGTGCGCCACAAAGAAGACGTCGATCTCTATCCCGTCATGGCTCGGCACATAGTCTTCGAACACGAAGTCGAACACCATGGCCGTCGGCATGCTACGAGCCGGCTTTAGCCGGTAAACAGTGTCCATCAGCACAGCCATGTCGGTGCGGGTGACATTGCGACCTTCATCGACCTTGGCCGTGATCCGGAACTCTGCCCAGCGTACACCACCGGAGTGCTTGATCTCTCCGTCGTAAAGCCGGGCGCCATTGTGGAAGGGCGACACAGGCCCATCCTTGTACAGCTCGTAGATGTCGGCTTCCGGGTACCCGATCAGCCGCAGCGCCTCTTGCATGCCGGGGATGGTGCCACCGCGCCGGTATATCTCCCATGCCGCTGAGAGCCGCAGGCGATAGTCGTCGTCTGTCTCTCCGGGGTAGCGGGGTAGCTTACGGCCTTGACCAATCACATCCAGCGCCTGTCCTTGAGCTGTCGCAATCAACCAGGAGCGGCGTAGCTTGAAAATCGCAGCCTTGGCCAGATCGAGCTGGGCGCCCCAGGCGTCGACCCACTTGCGCAGGTCGCCATCGGCAGATCGGCGCAGTGCAGAGGTAAGCAGGCCCCACAAGTATTCGCCGAATGTCACTGGCCGCTCACCCTTTCTACACGCACCTGAACTTGCCCAAGCGTGGCCAACTGCCCAGGAGTCATTACGGCATCACTAGCAGGGGCGGCGATGCTCACGTTGACTACATCGGGAATGCCCATCAGCAGGCTGGTCAGTTTAGCCCGGTACAGGCTCTCCCCGATACGCAGCGGTTCAATGGCCGAGCCGTCCACCTTCACAAACAAGGCTTGCAGGATAGCAAGAGCTGCGGCCTCTACGACAGCCTCGCTGCCTTGGTAGGGCGGCAGGTAAAGAGTCAGGTCGAAGTCCACCGGCGCGATCTCGGGCGCTTTAACTAGCACGTTGTCACAGATCGGCTTCTGGGTCTCCAGGTACGCCTGCACCTCGGCGATCAGCTCTGCGCTCGGATATCCGGCGGTGCTGGTAATGATCACGTCCACCGTGCCTTGGCCACGAGGGAATCTGTCATCCACAGCCACATCCACTACGCCGGCAATACTGCGTGCCCAGGCTTTATACCCGGCAGCGGTGGCGCCCGTAGCTAGTTCGTCCCATCTGGCCAGATACCGCTGGCGCAGGGACTCGTCGGTTTCTACATCTGCGCCCTCTTCGATGATCCAACCTTCCCGGTTGGTCACCCAGTCGATGCCGTCGATATGCGTCACGATTCGGCGGATGTAACCCGGCCCGACGTTGTGGGCGGCCCCCTCGAACTCCGCGTACACTGGCACGGTTATCTCTGCCTGGCCGGCAGGAAGTACCGCGGATGCCTCGGTGAAGAATCGCAGCTCCCGCCCGGTAGGCGACACGTCAGTCTTCACGATGGTGCCGGCGTCAATCGTCACATTCCCTTGCGTCCTGTCGCGCCCGAACACCACTACGCCACGGGTGCGTTGAGCAGGAAAGCGGGTCAACCCCAGACCACTGCAGTGAAGGTCTAGCCACCGGCCGGTAGCATGAACCACAAACCCCTGTGGGGCAACAGACACCAGCAACCCATACAGGTCATACGTCCCTTGAGCCGCCAGCTCGACCAAGGTGCGGAAGACTCCGCCTTTATTCAGATTGGTAATGCGCGACCCACTAGACCGCAAGCTGTTCAGGGCGTCGGTCACTATCTCTTCAAACGGCTTGAATCCTACCAATGCTTTCCAGTCCATGGGCGCACCTCCTTACGCAAAAAGCCGCTCTAGCGTGATCTCGTCGGCACCATAGCCGATTACCAGGTTGAGCGGGTTGCTTACGCCTATGGCGTAGCACGTCGCCCTTATCCGGATGCCGGCACGATCCCACTGCATGATGGTCACTTGCGCCGATCCCGGGACTGTACGAGGATCGGCTTCCAAGGCTTCGATAATCTCCGTTTCCAAGTCCATACGGTTGAGCATAGTCGCCGGCGCTTTCACGAACCGCCGCAGGCGCACCCCGTACTCCGGGTGACACCACAGCTCGCCTTTCTCGGTGGCCAGGCGCAAGCGCAGGTCTTGCAGATAGCAGTCCAACCCTGCGCAAGTCTCCACATCACCCGCCGGCAGCACGGTTAGATCGCCGTCAAACCCCATATCTTGACCCAGGATCTCTTGCATAGCCTTAACCTCCCAGGTTTCCGATCCATTGCTGCAGCGCCGATGCCTTCTTGGTCACCGCATTCTGTACCGGCGTGAATACGTCAATCATCTTTTGAACTGCGTTTATCTGCTCGTCAAGCTGGGCGATCTCCGCATCTAGGTCGAGGATCTCGCTCTGCATCTGCGTCTCGAACTGGCGCACTTCCATGCAGTACCAGAACTGAGCAAAAGGCAGGGAGTCAAAGGCAGCCCTCATGGCATCTCGCTGTGCTTTCAGAGCCGCCCTGCTCTCTTCGAGCGCGCCCTTCATCGCCTGATAAGCCCCGATCTTCTTGACCATGTCCGCCTGCTTCTTTTGCGCCTGGCCAAGCGATGTCTTCATATTGCCGGTCACTTGAGCCAGTAGCTCGGCCGGCAAACTAGCGGCAAAGGCTGCAAAACACTGTGAAGGAGAAGGCATCACGGCACCTCCACTGGGTCTGATGGAACCCCAACCATTGGGCTTACGGGCGGCGAAGTCGGCCCGTGAGGTGAAATGTGGACGTGCGCATTGAACTGATCCTGAGTCAGATCGCCACGGCCAGCCGGGTGTCCACCTTTGGCCAAGACCACCTTCGGAGCGTCGATATCGCACTGTACGCCTGCTTTAACTGTGGCAGTTTGAGCCACATCAACCACGGCAGTTTCCGCCTTGACCTGCGCCACCTTCTCGCATTCCACCAATGCTTGCTGGCATTTGACAGCGAATGTCTTCTTGACTTCGTGTGTCTCGTTCTCCGGCGTCAATACGGCGATGTTGCGCTCCTTGTCGATCACCACTTTGGTCTCCGGGTCGTGTTGCACTATGATGTTGGTCTCTGGGTCTATAGTGACGAAGCAGTCCTTGGAGTGCTGTATCACCAAAGCGCCCAGAAGATGGGCCGGGACGTCGAAGCCATAACCAAGCATCGAAGCGATGTAGGGGCAGGCTGGGTCTCCGTAATCCCAAGCAACACGCACGATAGCGCCTACTACCGGCAGACAGAAGATGCCACGGTCAGGCCCCGCCCACCAGGTGGGGATCTCCACGTCCGGTATCACCGGAGCTTGTTCATCATCACTGCCGTCAGGCTTTAGCAACTGCACGTCCACCGAGTAGCGGCGCTGGCTATCCTCGATCTTGCCGGCGTCTTCGTGTACCTTTACCACTCTAGCCTTTGCCGGCAAGTGATAGCCCAGCAGCTCCGGGAACAGCTCCTTCACCAGGCGGCGCATAGCTGTCAAGTCTAGCTCGCGAGCGTCCATTGTACTGTGGTCCTCGCTTTCTTATCGGCAAGGTGGTGGAACACACGCTCCACTCGCACCAGCTCATCTCGTCCCCAAAACTCGTTATCTACTACCCTGGCCAACTGCGAATGCCGCAGGTAGGGCAGGAAGATGGTCTTCAATACGCCTTGTTGCTCGCCCGTAAACGGGGTTAGCTCCAGCACATTGACGCCTCGTTCAAAACGGACGACTTCGCCTTCGGCATAGCGATCCGATTCTTCCCATGGCCCCCAGACGAACTCGCCGGATGGCTCGGCGTAGAATCGCCAGTTCAGCCCCCATGTGCGGTTCACCAGACTTACCGCCTCCACCAAGTTCTGGCCTCGCAACACGAAGTAATGCCGCTTGGTTTGAACCGAGTCCGAGAGCTTCATCTGGGCGACTCCGGCTTGCCACAGGCAGTAGGCAACCACTTCCCGGGGCGTAGTGTCCACAAAGGCTTTGGTGTGCCGCTTTTCCCGCCAAGCGTCCATGCGATCCTTGCACAACACGACCACTTGCTGCGACCATGCCACGTCGACCACTTTGCCGACAAAGACGTCCCATAGCCCCTTCTCTCGGTACCCGGCCTTGATGGTCACTTCGGCATCGCGTTGCACAGCGGCCGGATCCAACCCTTCTGCGGGCAGCGCCAGCCTGGCCCGGTCGACCGGGTTGCTCCTCCCGGTAACAATCTGCAGATCGGCATAACGCTGCACGGCAAAGCCGCCGATGGTGATCTCGCAATGTGGTATCAGGTACTCGAACATGGTCTACACAACCCTATCGTCGTCTTGAGAAGCAGCCCCCGTGGTCTTGTTGGCCATCGCTACATTGCCGCCGCTACTAAGGGGCGCTGCGAAGGCTTCCTTTGCGCCGCCTGTATCTTGTGTGACGGTGGCTCGGGACTCTGTCTGGGTAACTACCGGCCGCCATTCCTCAAAGTGCAGCTCCGCCCTGATGGTATCGTCGTTGGTGTCTTCGTCGCTGCTTAGCTCCTTAAAGACCACTTCTCGTATGCGCCAGGCGGCAACGTGCTTGTTCACGATCCGGTAAACCCTCGGCTTGGCCCGGTCGTCTACCGATTGGAACATCGAGGTGATCTGAGCCAACTTGTCGTACGGCGTCGATACATGATCGTTCGGAAGCCGCAACGAAACGGTGACCTCTGCCGGCTCGTATCCCAAAGGTTGGCGGCTCTTGCCGCTAGCCCCAGGTACAAAGACTTCGTCAAACCTCACTCCGCCGCGGATCCGGATCTGAGAGAAGATCCCCGGCACCTCTTGATCGCCCAGCTTCACCTTGCCGAAGTCGGCGGTGATCGTCTGTTTAGGCCGCCTCACGAGAAGCCACCTTCTTCCGACATCTCCCAGAGATCGTCTATCAGCTCTTCGGCGTCATCGGCCTTGTCGATATGCACTACCAGGTCGCCCTGGACAATAAATGTCTTGCCGGCCTTCCCGGTCTGGGCTTGCTGGCCTCGTTCGGCAGCGGTCTGCATGATTGTAATAGGCTTCACAGCCAACGTCTCTGGCCGACTCAGCTCCTGCCGGCGTCCGGCCGGTTCATCGGCCATTTGGGACTCGAACACTGCGGTGCCGCGCAGGTCAGGGAGCGAGTTCGGCAGACCAGCGGTCTGATAGAGTGCTTGTCCCTGTAGTGACGGCAGCTCGGGTACCTCACCCAGACTTGGCTCGTAT